ATCTTCGTTCATCATTAATACATTTCCTCTTACCCAATCTTCTGAGTAATATTTACCTGTGTATTCATCGATGTCACGAAGAATTTGTAATCTGTTTTGCAGAATTTCTGCAGTTTTCAATTCATCAAAATGATTATCAATCTGGAAATCATATCGTATGTTTTGTTTGATTTCGTTCCAATCCTCAGGGGCAATAACGCCTTTCAAGATTAGTTGTTTCTCTAACACTTTATCAAACAATATTGAAAATCTTGCACGTAATCTACGAATAAACTTCGAGAATTTGACTTCATCACGACTGATCTCTGATGCTCTGCCTAACGAGAAACCTGAATCAGATTCTAATCGTGAAATGGGAACATTTAATGCTTTGTACAATCTTTTCTGGAAATATAATACATCTTCCATTTCACCAAGGTTTTGTCCACCTGGTAATGTTGTAATCTCTGTTCCTCTTCCGCCTTCTCTACGTGGTAACCAAAAATCATCAGTCATTGACATATGTCTTCTGTCATCACGTACTTCACCTGAACTCGCATCATATACAACACGATTTTTGTGTTTTGTCATCATATCACGCAAGTATTGCTCTGCCTTCATTTTAGGCAAATTACCCACATCAATATAAAACACTCTGCGTTCTGGTGCTCTAGAGATACGATAAATCGTTACCGCATCTTCCATCATTCTTAATTGATTCAATGGTTTGAACGCTTTATGTAAATGCGACAATACTAATGAATTATTTTCATTCATCAAACCCGAGTTTGTATGAACAATTGAATCTTTAGCAATCTTCAGTCCTGATGTTGCAGGACCACTTGTGATGCTTGAATTTTGTGTAGCATTAAATCCTTTTTCGTTATAGATGTAATACTCATTTTTAATTCGTTTTACGAATCCGGGATTGCCCGTTGATCCTACTTTTTCCTTTTCGTACTCACGAATCTTTCTAATCTTTCGTGGATCGATGTAACGTAATTCTTGTATACCTTTCTTCGGAGAAGTTTCATCAATTAGTACGTGATAGTTTAACCTACCATCTACATACCATTTTGAGAAAATATCATAACCGATGTTTGAAAAATCAAGCATTTGCAAAATTGTATCAAACTCTTCTCTGACTTTTTTCTTTATCCCGTCAGATAGAGGCAAGTCATCAGTAACGCATTCAACAGGTTTTTCGTTGAAGGTTATGTTGACTGCCTCATTTACAATATCATCTACAGCAGCAACCACTTCGGGTTGTTGCATCATGGTTCGATATTTCTGAACCACTTCCGCTTCGGATTTTGCAGCACCCTCTAAATCAAGGAAACTGCTTATTGCTCCGCCAGCGGCAGAAACATTAACCGCACCATCATCCTGGGTCGGTTCAACAAATGATTTTACATTCTTGTTCTCTTCTTCTTTTCTCTGAATTTGAAAACCAAAAAGTTCAATCGCCATTATATATACTCCTTAAGAAAGAGACAGGGGCATCATCGCCCCTTCTCGATTAAGCGTTAGTTCCGCCAGTTCCTGTGATACCGCCAACTACTTCCCAATAATCCATTTCAAACGTCACTTCAAATGTTTCAATCGCATCAGTTGTACTCCAATCAAGAGCAATTTGTCCAATGGATGATGGATAAATTCCATTGAATTGATAAGTACGAAGCGGAATACCTGTTTTAGAGTATTGTATCACTTGAGCTTGTGCTTTGTATTGCGAAGGAGATGCTGTAGCCAATCCACGTAAGTTGCCTTGATGTGAATTGATTGATGCACTCCATTGTTCCATTGCATCACGAATGAGGAAATCCTCATCGTTGATAACAGTTACTGTCCATTGAGCAAAAGTTCTGTCACCTGCCAACTTGATCTTACGACCAAAATAAGGAACTTCGATCACACCCAATGTCGATTCCGGGATCTGAGTAGCCTGAACCATAAACGGCACTTTAATGTCTGCTACACCAGTTACAGGATTTGTGATCTGTACCTGGAAAAGAGACCCTTTAGCACCACCAGCGGTTAACTGGCTTCTCATTTCATTAATGTTGAAAGCCATTTGTTACTACTCCTTTATTGACCTATAATTTCGTTAAATTCTACACCAGTTCGTACTGCAACAAAGTTCAACTGAATAAAGTTAATAGAACGAGCAGGTTTAATGTAGATATCACCAATAAATCTGTTTGTATCAATAACTTCGCTGGTGTTGTTTGTTTGGTCACAAACTACTGCGAAATCATAAATGCCTCGTCTACCTTGAACATCACGTAAGAACGGCTCGATCATGTTTCTGAAAGTCGCTCGTGTGAAGTCATCATTGAACTCAAACAATGTACTCTTAGATGCAAGTGCGATTGCTTTTTCTAATACAATAAACAATCTACGAACATTGATTCGATCAAATGCACTTGGATTTCTTTGCATCGTTTTGTCGCCGAATAAGATTGCACCAGAACCTGGTTCAATAATTACTGGGTTTACATTGTTTTTGTATAATAAGTCACGCTGTGTTTTGTTCGGGTTCAGTTTAAGTTTTACAACATTCTTAATTTGACCTCTGCTATAACCTGCAGGTGAGAACCAAGGATCTCTTTCATCATCAGTTCTGGCACAAGAACCTGCAACATCAGCATTCATCGGAACCCAGCGATACACATCATTATACTTATCGTATTGATATTTATACCCGCTGTCCATGACTGAATATGAACTTCCTGATAACTCATCAGCAAATGCTACAATCTTAACAGCGTCATCATCAGATAACTGAGGTGATACAAACGCTACACAATCTTTTCTGTATTCAGCGATGTTGTCCATAACATAGTTTGCAACAAGTTTATTCGCTCTACCTGTTACAAGCAATGAAACATCAACTTCTTCAGCATTTTTGAATAAGTCCCATCCTTGAAGTAACGAACCGTTTAGATTATTGTCAGATTCAGTTAGGCCGTCATCGCCGCCACCAAAATCTTCTAGCAATCTTCCGAATCCGTTTTGTGATACGTTGATTCCTGTTGATTGATTGATTAAATCAGCTTCGTCAGGATCCGCAATTGTCTGATCATTGTTATTGTCGTCTCCGACTCGAACACTGATGTATCCTGAGTTGAGATTGATAACATCATGAGCGAATGCGCTCGACCCATCAAAATATTTCGTACCTTGAACTAACGACACGTTTGCAAATGATTCTAGTACACTACCCGCTTGACCAGTAAACCCGCCGTCTCTGTCAATAACTGCTACGTGAATTCTGCCTGCATCAGGTGCTTTGTCGAAGATTGTTGAACCTTTCCAGAAATATTTATAAGCAGTATCTCCAGTTGCACCGTACCATTTTTTGTTAAAGCGTAATGTCGCAACATTCGAACCGTCAACACCGACCGACATGATTGTATAATTATCGTCACCGATTTGAACAATGCCGCCAACTTCATAGAAATTATCTAACGGGGCGGTGATAGCTGCAACCGCAAGTTCGTGCGTAGTACCTGCGCCGACATCTGCAGGAACAATAGCTGCGCCAGTTAATGATCCGCTAAGAGTAAATGTATCTACATCAAGAACAGTTACAAAGTATCGAGAATCGTGATCAAGGCCGTCGATGTTTTGATTAGTTCCTACGTCCGCATTAGCGTCTCTGTTTCTATATATTAATCTCTGGCCTGATTGGAACCCATGACCTGGGATAGTGAACACGCCATTGGTTGTGTTTACAGCTAGTTGATCACTGTTAGTACCTACATCTGTTGCACTTGGATCAAAGATTTTCTTACCAGCTTCATCTGAATTACTAGCACCTGTCACTGTGCCTTCATAGCTATTTTGAGTCATTGCGATTTGACTTTGAATGCCTGTAGCAGTAGGTGCGCCTAATTCGTAATTGAACGAATCAGCATCGGAATCACATGCAATAATCTGTAACGAATCGCCTAATTTACCTACATATTTAGCATGAAATTGACCTAAGGTTTCTTGCTGTTCTGCTTTTTCCGCAGTACTATCAGCAACTCGCACCGTGTATAGTGCATCGCTGTATGATAAAAAGTTTGCTGCTGAAAAGAATGATTCGTGATTTGTCCATGCATTGTCGCCACCGACACTGTAAGGTCTCCCAAATCTTGTAATGAGATCCACCTCTGAACTGAGAAGCACTCTTTCGTTTGTTGGACCCCAACGGAAAGTACCAACAAAGGCACCCTCGCTAGTTGCAACAGCAGGCACAGCATTAGTTAAATCGATTTCGCTGACATTTATGCCTGGACTTAGTTGAAAAGCCATTTGTCATTTCTCCCTTGTTTATTATAAGTTAATACTTTTTCAAGTTTTTGTTTTGTTCTATTATTTATAAAATACTTGATTTAGAAGGTAAACCAACGATCTCCTGACGAATCAACAAAAGATTCTTCAGCATCACCACCAAATGTATTAAATCCCATTGGCAGCATGGTTTCCATCATTGCTTCATCTTTACCTTCTTTTAATAGTTGCATAGTGTTAATATCAGTCAATTCTTTAAAATATGCCTGAGTTGACAACCATGCGAAGAGCACTAAACACATTACTGTGTCATCATGCGCTCCTGGTTCCGCTTCATAAGAGTTCTTCCTTCTTGAAAAAGTAGAAAGTTCGTTAATCGTATCAAAATCAGTTACTATTAATTGATCTTGTTCAACTAATAGTTTTAGCGTATTACAACCTATTGATTTAACAGTTTTGGTTGTACGTATGCCTTTATCTGCCCCTTTGCCTGAAAAACCTGTTGTGACTCGTTTTCCTGACCTTCCTGCATGTTCTGTGAACAATAATGTATCGACTTCAAATTCATTGATAAGAATATCAGAAACTTGTTCGCCAATATCATTAATTTCAATTAGAACATAACAATTATTATAATTGCTTATTACTCTATATATAATTTCAGCGTAATCACCTGGGGTTGTCATGTTATCCCTAAACGTACAAACTTGCTTATACGGGGGTTTTGTGACGTCTAACACGGTAAACGCAGAGTAATCTAATCCTTTGCCTCGTGATACATCTGCAACTAAAACATATACGTTTTCTTCTTCAGGTGATTCATACATTTTAAGTGTTTTAGTTTCATGTATAGGGTTGCGTATAACCATTGATTTGAGTTTACTTCCTTCAATCAATGTACCTGACGACCCTAA